CAACTTGTCAATTACCACACCCTTTTGAATCAGATTGGTCGAGGTCAAGATATCTTCTTCCTTAGCGGTCATATATTTGACATCAATCTTCCCACTTCGTAATGGACTCCCCTCTGGATAGAACTTGCCACCACTTGGGAGGTCTATCGTTTCTGTTGGGAAATTGTATTCACTCATAATAACTCCTTTAACTATTTAGTTTTACCACGTATATAAATATCACTGTATTGGTTTTTATGTCTTAAACTACGTCTTTATATCTAATACCGTTTCGTATGCATATTACTATTTTTCTGGACACATTGAACATATCTGCTACTTTCCTATCTCCTAGTCCAGTAGATTTAATTTTTCTTATTTGCCGTACTTCGTCATCTGTCAATTTTCTAAGACCACGTTCTCTGGTCAGCTGCATACGTTTTTCGGATATTTTTTTTCTATGTTCTTCTGGTAAGTGTTTTCCTTTCCACGCTTGACCATTTTTTTGTTTCATTTTTTGTATAGTTTTAGCAGAGTGTCGTTTATTTCTCATAGACGCACCTGCTATTTCAGCTACGTTAAACAATACACCTGTTCCTTTATACTTGTTTATATACGATTGTTCTACTTCTAATAAATTTGAAACATCACAATGTTCTAACACTTCAAATAATATATTAGATTCTCCATATAAATTATAACTGTTTTGTAAATGCGGATTTTTATGTTTATTTGCTCGTAATCTATTATAATGATGAAGCTTTCTTTTAGAGATTGTCTGGCTTGAACCTATATAAAACTTTCCAGATGGTATACAATAAATTTTATAAATTCCAGAATCCATATAAAACTCCTTAAAAGTACTTATATAAATAGTGGACCCCAACCCATTAATCAGGTATTTCCTCAACATCTGCTAATCCTTCGGTTTTTATCTTTTTGATAAATTCTCCAAAAAATGACTTATTTCTTGTAATTTCTATGTCGGTACCATCAACAATTTGGTCTACCATTTTTTGTTTAGACTTTAATATATCTCTCATATATTCATCAATAGTATCAGCACATATCATATAATATACTTGAACTTGTGATGTCTGTCCTATACGATGTGTTCGGTCTTCCGCTTGTTCATGATTTGCTACAGTCCAGTCCATATTAAGAAATACCACCGTATCTATTTGTTTTTGCAATCCGTCAATACCCATACCTGCCGCCATCAAACTGAATAGTCCGACTTTGGCTTCTCCCTTGGTCAATCGGTCAATCGTATGTTGACGTTCTTTACTATTCATTTCACCCGTTAAGAGTGCCGCCTTATCTCCATATTGTTCAGCTAAGAACTTGAGCGGAGCGATATAATTACTGAAGATAAGGATAGGTTTGTCGTTGTCCAAGAATTCATCCACCATTTCGACCAATCGTGGAATCTTCTTTTCAATCAAGAAGTTTTGAAGTTTTGGCATGTGACCGATGGTGGGTTTCTCAACCTTCCACCGACCAAAGACTTCTCGTAATAATTCCTTGTATTGTTTTTGTTCGTCTTTGGTCAACTCCACGTATAAATCATTCCGTTGCTTCGCAGGAAGTTCGGTAAGAATCTGTTCTTTTTTACGACGAATGACCAAATCTTTTGTACGGTCGTGGAGGTCTTGGAGATTACGGGGTGCCTCTCCTTTCCATCCCCCATATCGTTGGGTGAAATGGAAGAAGTTATTGAAACGTTCTTTGTCAAGGAAGTTCAACAAAGCAAACGCTTCGATTGGACGCGACATCACGGGAGTACCTGTGAGGAAGATACAATACTTCGTTTTAATGCCTGGATATTTTCGTCGTTCTTTGTAGGAGCCTAAAATAGACTTTGCTCTTATGGTTTGTCGGTTTTTGAGATAGGTGGCTTCGTCACAAACGAGGAGGTCAAAATCTTGCTTCCGTAAATCGCCAACCACTTTGCCAACGGCATCATAATGAACAATATGAAACTGATTGTTAAGCTTTCCGTAATAATTTTTGCTATCCCATATCGTAGACTCCTTTCCGGTAAACTTTTTAATTTCACGTTGCCAATTCACCACAACGGAGAGTGGGCAGACGATTATTGTTTTGAGATTCTTATATTGTGCGTACCCAATTGCTTGGGCAGTCTTACCCAGCCCAGGCGCATCCGCAATGAGACACCGACCATCTGCACGTTCCACGAACTTGACGCCGACTCTCTGATACGGATAGAGTTGCAATTGCATTCCTTTGATACTGAAATCAATATCTTCTTGGACTCTGATTTCATCCAAGTCCTCTCTACGGTCCTTAAGTTTTTCCAGCAGAGACAGTACCTTGTCATCACACTTGATATTGGTTGGACCGAATACATTGAACGCCTTTGGAAGATGGACCGCAGGGAACTCCCACCACTTTTCTTCACCATTCCACTTTCGTCCGTCCACTTCATACTTGAACTTTGCCATCAAGTTGGGATTATATGGCATGACAACGACCGCAGTTTTACTATCCTTCAGATGGATAGAAACTACGGTGTCGGTAGAAACTTGTGGTGTGAAAGTGGAAGTCGGATTATTCGTCTTTGCGATTTTGAGGTGGGAAATATCTTCACCCCTGAGCGTCAGTTGTGCCGCTTCTTTCCAGACTTCGGGTATACCAACCGTTTGTGTCATCCATTGAAGATATGACTGGTTGTTATAGTATACGTGCGCAAGTGAATAACCTTTAAACTTCCCGAACGTGATTATCGCACGTTCGGCAGATTCGTGTATCATTCTTGTGAAGGTTCTTGTTGTTTAATATATGTCATCGTACTAATATCAAGTCTCCACCCATCACATGGGTCCAAGCCTAATATATCCATCATTTCCTTATTTGCGACTTGTACTTTTGTTGTTAGTTCTAACTGATAGTTCTGTAACAACGTATTGCTGTTCGTAATCAGTTGTTTTATTGCTTCTGGTACCGGAACCGATTTTACTTCTGTCATATAAAATACTCCTATTATCTATAAGCTAAATATAATTATATTATTTACCTTGTCAAGTGGCTATGGTAACGTATCAGGACATACAACTGTTGTAGTACAACTTCCTGTTTGTATACATACGATTGAATACCCCTCAGGTGGTGTCAATCCACTACATAGTACCGACCCTGCGGGACATGATATTAGTGATGGTCCTTGTGACCCCGATGGCCCTATAGAACCAGACGGTCCCCTTGGAGCACCAACACCTGGATTTGTTGCAGCACAACTCGCCGAAGTATGTGTCGGACCCACGGAACCACTAGCGCCAGTATTTGCGGGAGGGAAATCTGTATAATATGTAGATGTAATTACAGAATTTAATGATGCGGTGAAACTTGCTGTTATTGCAGTCGCAGCAGTTGTTGCATTAATTGCAGTAGTATTAGTAAATCCAAAAGGAAAAAAGTATGTCATATTATTAAGTGTTAGAGACTACAGACACCCGAATCATTTGTGATTTCTCCAGAACCATTTAATTCATAGTACGTACCACTACCATCAGTTATAGCGTTATAAGGTAATGTAGTAATACAAGAAGAATTACTATAAACCTTACATCCATTTACTAATGAACCGCATGTACTATAAATGAATGACCCGATACTATAAGTATATTTTCCCGTATCGCACTGACCGAATCCGCTAGTGTCTGTTGTTCCAATCCACCCCACACCAAATGAATCGAAGCGCGTACAACACGACCCCAGTGTACTGGACAATAAGTATATACCAAGTCCTTTTGGTCCTGTTGGACCTGTTGGGCCTGTTGGGCCTTGTTGGCCCGTGTTTGTAAATGCCGACCCACTAGACCCCGATGGTCCGGGAGCGTTTAACGCAAAACTTGCAGTTGCTACTTTAAGTGTTGCAAAAGATGCAACGCCCGCCACACTTGCACTAACTGCACTAATTGCAAAACTTGATTTACCTATTGGATATGATTGCATATACTATACCTTACGAGAACGGACCATCTACTGTACCAACCGGTCCTTGCGGCCCTGACGGCCCTTGTGACCCACTTGACCCCGACACATACAGACAGGCGCCATATGGGCCTTGTGGACCTGTACTTCCTGATACTGCTCTAGATGCTGATAGTACTACATCTATACTTATGGCAGTTGTTGCATAATTTGCTGATGATGCAGAGACAACCGTGGTTGAAATAGACCCCGAACCAAACGGATAAAATCTCATATTAATCCTCTAATGGGTAAATGTATAACGAGGCAGTAACATTAGTTATTGTCACTGCAGACAAATTTTCTATTATATATCCCACTAAATTTTCCCCTTGTTGATATGTTGTCAAGTTATATGCTTGTAACGTAGGAGTTAATTTATATGCATATGAAGCAGAATCAAAAAGCATATCGGTTATAATGTATGACCCATCACTTGGAGATGTAGAAAATACACGACTTTTTTCAGTTAAACTAACTGATGCCACATCTCTGGAATATAAACGTAATCTAGTATTTATAAAGTTTGAGCTTGCACTCATGATTAGAAATGATTTCGGTGATGTTGTATTTCCGAGGTCACTAAATCCAGATGGTAAACTTGTTGCATAAAAGTTTAGTACTTCTTTTGTAGCATACGATGATTCTATAGGATAATATGTAAATGTTGCAGTCACATTACTACCGCTTATATTATACCATGTAGTACTACCAGAAAATGTAGTACCTATTATTGGTGGGTCAAAATTCAACTGGTACGAAGAACTAGCAATATACGTGTCTACTACCATTCCAACAGAAGCACTTACATCCATTGAAGCTGTAGTACGTGGTGCATCAATTCCAAGACTTGCACTATCAGAATATAATCTGATACGACATGGTTGGTCCACGGATACATTTAGTAGAATATATGTACTACCAAACGTAGTAGTACTACCACTATTCGGGGTATTTGTAATTGTTGCTGTTTCTCTGGTAAACCTTGCGCCACTTTGAATCTGTCCTAATAAACCCATATGTTATCCAGTTTAATGTACTAATATAAATATCACGTTAATTTTCCTTTAATTCCTTGCCCAACATTAAATGACACAGAAATTGCGTCATTTGGTGAAATAAATGTGGCAGCAGTATTTCCCGATATCAATACTTTGTTTCCAGACGCCAATGATACCCCATTTCCGAAATCGGCAGCTCCGGTCCCAATTTGATATTTTTTCCATGTGAATGTGTTGATATCAAATATTGCTACGAAAATATCACTTGCACCATACGCGGTACCATCGTCAGCAAAGATACCCGTTGTAGACCCCACAATAACGATACGACCGTCTGGAAGATACGCACTTGGTTTACCTAATGTATCCAAACTATCGTTCTGTGTTGTACCTAGTTGATAAGCAGTTCCCCACGTATCGGTTAGGTAATTAAAGAAAATTATACCAATATCTGCGGCACCTTGATTACTATTTCCACCGACATCACCAGAGGATTCATACACGACTGCTAACGTATTTGGAATAATATTGTGTACATCATGTACGTTAAACCCACGGTCAGCAAGCCCAGACCCAGTAGTATAGTAGTCGGTTTGGAACGTGGCACCCGCAGCGGGTGCATTTGTGGCAAGGTTACGTGCATCAATAATACCTAAGAAGATATCATATCCACCTATCGGTTCTCCACCTAAAGTACCAGCAGTACGTCCGATGAAGGCAACACGACCATCTGACAATTCTGTTCCTGCATATATTTCTTCATCAAATTCTGTACCAACTTGTGTGATTAAGAATCCTGTATCTGATAATGGACTCGTTGGGTCGTAGAATGCAACCAAGTAGTCATATACGCCCGTATCACCATTATTATATGCAACTACGTCACCCGACGCCTGTGCAATAATACACAATCGTCCTGCATTACTACCCGAAGTCAATTCAAATACATCGTACGCAAAAATGTTACCATCGTCGGCTTCCCCATCACCAGCAACACCAATTTGTGTCCACGTTATAATATCATTAATTGGATTAAGTTGTCCTTCTACATAACTTCCAGAATTTTTATATTCTTGGATATTATCTAAATCAATTGTACCAAAAAATCCATCAAATACTTGACTACCTTCGTACACTTCATTCATGTATGAACCAGTCAACGATGTGAATGTCGTT